TTCATTTGAATTTGACTCCTGCCATTACTTCAGTTAAACATGCAACCATATTTAGTTCATGGTCAGCAACAAAACTGTTTTTGTATTGATAATCAGCCAAAATAAGTACCAGTTGCGGTATTGATTGTGGCTCTACATATTCATTCATGTTATCGTATACTTTACGAAACATTGATGCTGGTTCTACATCGATATTATCAGCAACCCATTGTCTCATTTTACGAAAGTCTTTTATTTTAAGAGCATTCATAAGAGTGTCAAGAGCAATATCATTAGCATTAACTAATATGCCACTATCGATTTTACCAAAGTTTGAATATCTTTGTAGTTCATTAAGTGTTCTTCTGAAATCTGGAAAGTATTTCATAATCAGTTCAGCAATAACAGCTGGTTCTGAGTTGATACTTTCGACTGATAGTATTTGTTGAACCCTTTGCATAAATTGACCAGCAAGAGCTTCTTTCTCTTTCTTTGGCATTGCGAATTCAATAACACTGGTTCTTGAATGTAATGGTTCGATTATACGATTCTTAAAATTGCATGTAAGTATAAACCTACAGTTAGCTGAAAACTCTTCGATAAATCCACGCAAAGCTGGTTGCGTTGATTGTGGATTAAGGTAATCCGCTTCGTCCAAGATGACGACTTTGAGGCCGCCTGATAAGGAAACGGACGAAGCGAATTGTTTGATTTTGTTTCTTAGAGTATCGATACCTGATTCTTCTGAACCATTAATGATTATATAATCTAAGTCAAGTTCGTTACAAAGTGCTCTAGCAACTGTGGTCTTTCCTGTACCAGCTGTACCAGTGAACATCATATTTTGAAGTTCGCCTTTGTCTAAAACGTTTTGAAATATCTTTTTAAGGTCTTGTGATAGTACGCATTCCTCTACTTTTCTTGGGCGATACTTTTCGACCCATAGGAACTCTTCCATTATAGTACCTCCCAACCTTCTACAGTATCTAACCTAAAAGACCTCCATGCATTTTTGTCTAATGACCATACTGGAAAAGCTTCCATCTCATTAGATGTGTAGCTGATTTCTGTTTTAACTCCATTTGCTTTAAGCATTTCTGGATTAAGAGTACAAGGCATAATTCTTATTTCGCCTGTATCTATTTTTCTAAATGTGACTGTGACTTGCCCTTTTTGTAAAGCCTTGAGCAATTTGGCTTGTTCATTGTTGTTCATAATGTATTCCTTAATAATAAAATGTGAGGGGAGTTTCACCCCTCGTCTGGTTTACGACTCTGACGAATCGTCTTCAGTAGCAGCTACTTCAGGTACCGCGCCTTCTGGCGTTTCTTGACCTTTTGAAGCTTCTTCTAGAAACGCTACGATTCTAGACCTAAGACCACCTACTGCTTCCAACTCAGGACCTTCAAAACCACCTCTTTTAGAACAAAGGTCAATTACTTGTACCATTGTTGAGATGTCTTGTAGACTAAGTTGAGCTCCAGCTGGTTGCTCTTCTGTTCCAGTTTCGACGTTTGTATTTACATCTTCTGACATAATTTTCTCCTATGCATATTTACGAAAATTAAAAGACCCGCCCCATGCGGCATCTTCCATTCCTACAATGTATTTATACATTGTAGCTTGAGTTTTTCTCAAGAGCGATAAAATAATCAACTGGATAATTACTATTAGTCCAGTTAGAGATTAGCTTTGAGCTTATGCTTACAAAGTAATCGCCTGGTAGCAATTTCAAGTTGGGTATACTTACCACGAAGTTAAATCCATTTTTACATGAATTGTCTCTATCTAGCTCTATTTCAAATAGGTTTGAAGTCGAGTCTCTTGTATCGAGTACAGAGGCTGTAATAACTCCATCATTACCTGTTATAGCTAGTTCAGTATGACCAAGAACAGCAGCAGCTTTACGAATCTGATTTAGTTTATCTTCTTCGATATTAACTCCAAGTTCTGGTTCTGGCATCTGAATATCTTTTTGAGGAGTGGTTAGGATATCGCTTTCTGAAAAGAAATATCTAATCTTTTGTCCACCACCTTTTACCAATACTGCTTTATCTTCAAACTCTAATGTAGGATTATCAATAAGGTTTAAGACTGATAAGAATTCGTTTAAGTCATAGACTCCGAACTCTTGTGGAAAGTCTTCAACTATTTCAGCAGAAGCTAGAATAGTTTTGGACTCTGAAATAGTCTTCAGTTTTTGTCCTGGTTTGAAAACAATATTTGGATTTATTGTTGCGAAGTTTTTTAACACATTCAAGGTGTCGTTAGATAAGTTCATATTTTCTCCATTATATAACTATTATACCATACTTTCATTGTAATGTAAACGATTAGTTTTCATTTTTATCATGGCAATCCAGAGCGATTATAGCATAGTGCAAAATCTTGAGAAGGTCAGCTCTGTTATGTCCTTCTTTTTTACCATACCTTTGAGCGTACTTAAGTACGTTTCCTAAAGCAAAACCCATGCCATGTCCACAATCAATAATGAATTCAGTTGATTGAAACTGATTCTTTGAATAGTGACCGCCATAAGTTTTGTCTATATAACTCTTGAGCTCTTCAACAAGAGCTCCTTCGTTAAATTTGTAATCAATTTGATTAGACTTCATAAGTTTCTTCAGCATTAATATCTCCTGTCTCTTCGACAATTTCATCAGCATCTACTTTACTGTATAAGTCAAGAAAAGCTTCTTTAGTATCAGAATCAAATCTTGAAATACATAAGTCAATTGCTTTGTCTCTTTTCTGAAAGATAGAGAATGTTTGTACAATGTGACATAGTCTTCTAGTTGAAATAACTTCGTCGACACCATCATCATAGAAAGTTTTTCTAATAATATCAGCCCAAAGAACTAGCTTATCAGCAAAGTCCATGTCGATACAATTGAATTTTTCCATGTGTTTTATAACAATCTTTTTCTCTATGTTAAGAGATGGGAACTGTTGGTCAACTGATATTGTAAACCTTTCAAGGAAAGCGTCATCAATGATTGAAGCTGCTGTGAACCTACCATCTTCTGAACCTTTACCTTTAGTATTAGCTGTTGCGATTACATTGAAACCTTCTGCAGGCTCTACAATTTCGCCAGTCTTTTTAACAAGTACTGGTTTGCCTTCAAGGATTCCTTGTAAGCACATAATTTTGTTTGTTGCTCTATCAATCTCATCAAGTAAGAGGATAGCTCCATTTTCCATTGCTTTAAGAACTGGACCTTTAGAGAAAACTGTTTCTCCATCGATAAGTCTAAAGCCACCAAGTAAATCATCCTCATCTGTTTCAGGATTGATTTGAACTCTGATAAACTCTTTGCCTACTTTAGCGCAAGCTTGTTCTACCATAAATGTTTTACCATTACCTGAAAGACCAGAAATGTATGTTGGGTAGAACATATTTGATTTGACAATTTTTACAATGTCAGAAAATGCTCCCCAAGGTACGAATGATTTATCTGTTTTAGCGAAGGTTTTTTCTTCGTTTACTATTGACTGCATTTGAGCAGCTGATTGTGGCATTTTAACCACTGAATTTGATACCATTGTTTCTCTTAATGGTTCAATAAGTCCAGCCAAATCGTATGTACCAATTTTGACTCTGTTATTTTTTTGCATTAAAGGGTCCCAATCCTTACCGGTATAGCCGAACTCTTTTCCGACTTCAACGATTGCGTTTTTTCTGAACTGAGTACTATCAGGGTATCTGGTAGCAAGTTCTTTGAGAATTATCTGGGTAGATTTTTTCAAGTTATTCATAATATAGTTTCTCCTTATCAATTTATATATGTATATTATACCATAGTTCGACGTGTTTGTAAAGGTTTATTTTCACTTTTAGGTGAAATACTTTGCAGAATAGTGTTGTTCATTCTGCTACCGCCTTACCGAAGTTCGTTAATAGTGTTTTGTTAAGCTTTTTAGACTTACTGTATTTCTTAAATGCTGAAGTTAATTGACCCTTTGAAGCGTCTTCATTAACTTCGAATTCAGTAGCGTCAGTAGATAATGCTCCTTTCCAAGATTTTACAATGTATAATTCATTGTATCCAAGCTCGTCTTTAAACGTAACGCATTTGTTTTTTGCGTATTCTCTATTGTATTTTTTCATGCCATTATTCCACATATCAGCTGAAGTATCGCAATCAGATATTTTGTATTTAAAGTTATGGCCATTATCAGCTAGGAAAAATCCTATCGTTGTAAGGCCAAACTGTTTTTGTAAGTTTTCTAAAAGGTTTTTAGTTCCTTCTCTTCTTGTATCTTTTAGCTTAACATTTTTGCCCATAATGTTTATTATAGCACCGCCCCATCTATCAGATATAGTTCTTTCAATTTTCATATCTCTGTCTTTAGCAATTCTTAATCCATTTGCATCACCATCAGATATTACGACTAGGTTCATGTTGTCCACATTATTAGCCCTTTTGAATCCATCAATCATTTTGTGACTGTGTATTAGAGCCTCATTCAGTGGGGTAGAACCATACTCTTCGTTTCTACTGATAACTAATCTTTCTCTATATGTGTAGTCATCTTTGCAGAATTCCATTCTTACATATAGTGATTGTAATGCTTCTTCGTAATCTTTCTTTTTAAGAGTTGAAGTAATAAGTTGAGGTAGTGATAATCCACCGTGGTCAACTTCAGAATCGATTGGAAATACATTTCTATCTCCATTCCATCCGCCACCGAGTGAAACGTTTTGATTTGTAAAACCATAAACATCAAAAGGTATATTGACTGTTTTGCAAAACACTATGCAATGGATAAGTTGCTCAAGAACATCTCCCATAATATCATTCATTGAACCTGAAAAATCGATTAACATGAACATTCCATGATTTTTAGCATCAGCTAATTTTGTGACTCTAGCAAATATATCATCATTAGTTTTATAAGACCATAATCTGTTAACATCGATAGAACCTGTTTTTGCTGTCTGAGCTCTTGTGTATCTATATCCAGCTTTTCTCATTTCAAATTCTTTAACTGCAAAGTTGACATTCTTTTTAACTTCTTTAATGTATGACTTATAGTTAGCTAATGTTTCATCATACGTAAGAGGTTGTTCTCTTTTATCATACCAATAATCATCTTCATCCATTTTGACTACGTCATTTAGATATGTAAAATTTTCAGCAATTTTTGCTTTTCTTTCTTTTGCTAGTTGAGCATAAGGTATAACAATTCTTTTAGCAACTTCTTTATTAAAATCATTACCAATTAAAACTTGGTTACCATATTCATCAGTATCTAAAAGAGTATGTTCTTTTCTTCTGAATATTTCATCAGTTTCTGATATATCTTCTTCAGCACTACCTTTACTTTCAGCGTCTTTATCTTCTTCGACTTCTTTATCTTCAGTTGGTTGTTGTGATTGATTGCTTTTTTGCTTTGATTCTGCTTGAGCATCTTCTTGGTCTTCTGAACTTTGCATATCATCATGACCCATTTGAGGTTGTTGTTCTTCTTGCTCTTCTTCGCCATCTTCTGGTAAATCAATCTCTGGAAGCTCAGGTGGATTTAATAACTCTTCTTGGTTATCTTTAGTATATTGTAATATATCTCTTACAAGATTAGTAACATCTTCGAACGTTACTGTTTTCATAGCTCTATCCATATACACTTGCTCTTCATCAGAAAAAGGTACATCAAGCAGATTCCCTACTTTAGCATTCAAATTGATTTTATCAATCAACTTTACGTTATCCCACTCGAGGGACGCTGTGTCACCGAAGAAACCATCATCAAATAGTTTCCTATATCCTCTTTGCATAGGACCTACTAAACCAACGTATGCTTCTTTTATATGTCTTTCGATACGAGCATCTTCAACAACATTAATATAAGAACGAGGACAGCCTTCTAGCTTTTCAGGGCTATCATGCCAACCTTCGAATGGTGTAAACAATGCATGGCCAACTTCATGTCCAATAAGTAAATCACTTACGTCTTTACCCATGTCTTTCCACATAGGTAATCCAAGTACTCTGTTTTTAATGTCAAACCAGGCTGTTTG